TCGTAACACTACCTGACGTAGCAGAAGCAGTCAATGTAGTGCTTGTAGTATTTATTTCACCCCATGGTCCATCAACAGCTTCAAATAAACTAAATGAAAAGGCTGTATGACCAGTACGACTTAATTTACGTGTCTGATAGTTAGGATGCGTTAAATATAAAATGTCTGCTGATTGTGTAAATTTAATTTCATCTAAGTCATTTTCGCCATAAGGACTAACTATTTCATAAGCACCTGTACCAGGTGATGGTACTTGTATTTGTCCCTCATTACGATAAAATCTTACATAGTTATGGCCAAACTCTAAAACATAAGCCTGTACCGTACTAAAGATAAATGGTATCAAACGTACTTTTTTACTGCTGTCTTTTACCTCAGCAATAAATCTTGTACCAGATCGTTTAGTGATACCGCCATGAGGGAAACAAATAAAGTTTTCACAACGCTGCACAGAGCTTGTGTACTTAGTCAAATCAACACGACCAAGCAGTCTAGGACTAATTTCACCGCCCGTAAAATTTGTTTGTATCGGCGTGACTTTAGCCATGTCTACCTCGGTGGAGTGTTAATATTAGGTCTAATTACCCCTTGTCGTGATTCAAGCCAGTAGTCAGCATCCAGCACGTCTTGTTGTTGCTCTTGTGCATCTACAAACTTAGCTTCTCTTAATTTAAGTTCGTACATCTGGAACATCTGTTCCATGGCAGATGTACTTTGCAGCAACGGTTGAGCTAGATCAGCAGCGACTCTTGCAGCCAATGTATCAACTAATAGCGTGTCATATAAAGTTACGTCTGTAACTAGGGACGTATACTTAATATTCATTTGCCCTTCGTCAGATAATATATGCCGCCTTTCTAATTGAAACACTGTTTGTGTCGGATCTTCTACTTCTAATAGCCTTAGAAAATCAGCAGGTAATACAAACCTGTTTGCATATCCATAAACCGGTGGAGTCACATCTTTAGGTAAAGCTGCTCGTTTTGTCAAGCAGTTCCAAGGATGCCCCCTAAATACAGCTGCACGCGTATCATCAAATAATACACGAGCTACTGATGCCTGTTTACTGTTATCAGATAGTGAGGTGATCGACTCAATACCTAATAGTGCCAGGCTTCGGTTTATAATTTCTATATCAGATGCTGCCATGATAGGTTTGAGGGGAGGTGTTCGGAATTAACCTCCCCTCAATCTCCTTAGTCGATGACGTAACAGACGTAACCACTTAAGGTTGCTGCATCAGGTATAGTACCATCGTTGATCTGTGCAGCCAATACAAAACCGTCTTTGGTTGTGATCTGACTGTTGATCTGAATGGTCGTAGTACCTGCAGTAGCAACTGCGGTATCTGCACTGAAAGCATCCGGATCAGCGGTAATCGCTACTCCGTCTGCATCATTAGCACCTAAATGACCCAGGTCCATAGTTCTGGACGAACCGAGAGCACTATTTGTCACAACGGCATACAGGACCCTCATAGCCCCTGCTTCCATTTGCGCAAGTAATGCTTGATCACCGGCTGAACCAGCACCAGATTGAGTGAAGTCAAACGCTTTAACTCGAACCCTACCACGATCTTCGTGAGTAGCATTCATCACTCGAGGAGTGGCCTGAGTATTAGCGTACTGAGTTGAGTTTTGTGTAGCCATATCAGTCCTCCTTAGCTCTCATCGCACTTGATTTCAAGTACTTTCTGTTCTTCCATTCGGACAGCGCCGAAAGAAGCTGAGCAATAAACCTGAGTACTATTTCTCTTATCACGTCTAGGACCAATGTCTACATTGACATCTTGTCCTACGGCCATTAGCAATCCTGATTTACAGTATGCCAAGACCCTACGATGAGAGTTAGCGTCAGTGTTTACGAGTTCAGTGCGTATAAACTCGAAACCCATGAAAGTGTTAACATCGCCTTGGACCAGCGCTTTAACTGAGTTAAAATCAGCACTAGTTACCTCAGTTGTTTGCAATAGATCAGTGATCTGCTTTGCAGTACAAATAACGTACCTAGGATCTGATGGATCAGTCTCAGCCGCATCAAGCGACTCTTTAGCTGCCCTTAGCTTACCAATGGTTAGACCAGAGTTTGCAGCTGCACCACTCTCTACATAGTTAACAGCAATTTGCTGTGCTGCAGGGAATGTCACAGTTGTTGCGCCAGTCTTACCTGTTTGGACTCCACCGAATGCAGCCTCAAGAATGATCTCATCCATCTTACGGCCTAGCGCAAAGGATGCGTTTTGGCTGTATGGTGAAGTAGGATCAATCAACATTCTGATTCGATCTTGTCTATCAATCAACTCTGCCCAGTCAAAGTCACGCAATGAGACTCTACGTCTGTCATGCGGTACGTTGATAAGCGGAGTATCTTGGTGACGTCCAGTAACCTCTTGTGCAGAAGTCGCGCCAATTCTGTCATAAAAGTCAAACTCAGCTGACTGAGTCTCGACCCTCACGTACGGACGTAGGCGGGAGCCTTTCTGCTGCAGGAGATGCTCGACGTTTGCTTTGTACTGCTGTACAAAGGCTGTCGTGATTTGAAAGCTCATAGCTTTCCTCCTTTCAACATATTTACATTAATCGCTTCGGCTGCCCTTGCGGACCTCTGCTTGCCGTTTTAAGTCGTGGCATGCTTTGACTTCGGACGGTAAAACCGCTACCCGATATTACTCTAACGCATTTTTGGCGTTAAGTAAACTATCCTCCGAGTTTTGTGCCTGTAGTTTTGCCCGCTGCACGGCGAACAATACCTTGAGCATCAGCCCCAGAATAACCTGCAAATTCAGCGCCCCTAATCGCTGCTTCAGGATCAGCGACACCTCTACCTCTAGCTTGACTAGCAACCCGTTTTACAACAGGATCTTTCTTGCCAACCTTTTTAATCATAGCATCAGCGGCGTCTAAATAGCTAGATGGTATAGCTAGACGCTCTGCCAGACGCTTCTGGTATTCGTTATATTTCTTTTGAGTACTTGACGTACGACCCATTTTAGTCTTACGAAACTCGTCGTCTAAATACCCTATCTTAATAGTCTTTGCCATATCAAGTCAACTTGTGATGAGCTTTATATTGTTTAACCATTTTATCACCAACACCCATACTGCCGCCTGCACCAAAGAAAGTATTATCGCCAACGGCTTTCAGGAAGGCCATCTTTTTAGCATGACCGTTACCTTTAGTCATTTTAGTCTTACCAGCTTTCTTTTTCTTAGAAACATTGACATCAATTTGACTCATGATTTTACACTTATAATGCCCATGTCTGCAGCTAAACCAATAGCTTTACCCATGACACCCCCTGATGACGGACGTTTAGCCCCAGTTTTCTTTTTACCAGATGTAAGTTTAGTCTTGCCTGCTTTTTTGGCGACCTTTACATCGGTGCTTTTTGAACCGTAACTCATTTCTTTTTACCGCCCTTGCCTTTGCCGTAGCCTTTACCTTTTGGCATATCAGCCTCCTTTCTTATTTTGTGACCGTTTCAAATCAGCGTTAGTCGGGGCCCCTTTAGACCCCGGCTTCCGCATTTTCTCACCGGAACCGGCCTTTATTCTTCTACGCTTGGCGTGTATATTAGCCCAAAGGCCCATTTTGGTTTTTCCCATTTACGTCTCCGGATATGCAAACCCAAACAATGCCTGCATCTTTTCAATGGCAGCAGCGTGTCCATCTGTCTCACTGTCATTGTATTGCTTCATAAAGTTTGGATCTCGTTGTAATCTAGCAATCTCCTGCCTTGCTGCATCCGGTGTCAATGTAAATGAATTACCTCGACCTGATGTATCAGCAGAATCTTCCATAATACCCATGCCTATCTTAGAAAACATCTTAATAAACATAGGGTGATCACCTAGACCTGTTTCATCTAGCCAACCAAGAAACTCATCGCCGCCAAACTCGGCTGCTGCACGTTGAGCTGCGTCTACGCGCTCGTCGTATGCTGCGCCAAATTCTTGTTTAATCTCTCGATCCCATTCAGCTATTTGAGACTCACGACCTACAGTCATATCTTGATGACCTTTGCCGATATAGTTCATATAGCCAGTAAACAAGTTCTGAGCTTGTTTTTGAGACAGACCAGACTCATGCATAAGTTTAAGCATTTCTGTTTCCATCTCTTGATTATACTCTAGGCCTTCAGGTAACTCTGGCCTAGAGATTTCATACTTCTCTGGCCTACCTAACCTATTGTAAAAATCATTCATCTCATCTGGTGATGCATCATCTTTAGGAATAACTACCTTATCTGCACCAACCATTCTTTGACCATGAATAAAACTCTTGGCCAAACCATTAACGTCCTGTATTGAAGCGAGACTCGGATCGTTTCTTATATCGTCACTTAATGACGCTCTCCAATCACCACCCGAGCTCCCCGCATCAACTTGTACGGACTCGACGTTCTCACTCATCTTCTACCTCCTTTGGTAAGTTTAACAATTCTTGCGGATCTTTGTCAATGAAACGCA